CAATATAATAAAAATAGTCATAGGCCAAAATTGAGTGGCTAAACCTAAAATTAAATCTGTCATTTTTTACTCCTCATCTGTTCTTGCATTGCTAATGCTGATTTACTATCAATACATTGAATATCTATTAAATTCATATTAGGAAATCTAAGTTTAACACCAGCTTTGACATATTGGTTATAAGTTTTAAGATATTCAACGCATTCTTGTTTTGTGTTAAAAGTAACATGTTGATTTATTTTAAAACTAATTAAATCTGAATTTGGATACGCCATAGCTGCTATCAAAAACCAAATCATTGCTTCTCCTTTTTAATCAGCCATTTAATACCATCATTATTATGTATTACGACTTCTTCTATCGCTTCAAGTTTCTTTTCAATTTTATTAACTTTTATTTCATCCCATAATATATTGGCAATTAGAGATGCCATAATCGATTCAAGCATTATTTATTCTCTCTTGGTTTTACTGCTTCTTCATAATATAGTATAACTTCCTTCTGTTGTTCTATATATCTTTTTATTTCTTCAAGGTTTAAAGCTAAATTTTTAAATGATGCAGGATCTAGTCCATATATTACAAATTCACCCATACCAGCTTTAACTTTTTTAATCACTTCAGGCAAGTTCTTTTCTGTTATAACTATTATCTTTGCTTCAAGCATTTTAACACTTTTAGGTTTTTGTGCTATAGCAATAGTAGGTTTTATAACTTTTTCAACAGTTACTACTTCTTTTTCAGGTGTCCAACTACAACTACTTAGTAGCAGTATTGATACCGTTAAACATGTTGATAACTTCTTCATTTATTCTCTTTTCTGTAGCCGCAGGATCTGCAATACTATTTTTCACTATATCGGTTTCTGCAAGTATCTTTGCAATCTTTTTATTATTTTCTTCAGCAATAGTTAACTTGTTATTTAAGTCTTTAGTTAACTTAATTTGCTTTTCCATATTTTCTTTGAGAGCTTTTATTGTAGAATCTTTTGCTTTAACAGCAACTTCAAGTTTTGCATTATTGTCACGTAATATCGCCATTCTTTTCATAGTATCATTATATATGAAATATGCGCCATAACCTATGCCACCAAGTATGGCAATAATAAAAACAAAGATGTAAAGCCTAGCCATAATTGTCTTCTATGTATTTTCTAAATCTCTTTAGTAACACTGGCATTTTATCTTTTTTTCTTCTTCTATCATGAATAGTACTCGGACCCATGGCAGTGTTGATTGGATTTGGAATTGCGGCTGTACTGTTAGTAGGTACATCTTCACTTGCAGCTTGTGCTGCTCTCATATTTTCTGGAGAAGGTGCACCTTTTTCGCCTTTCTTTCTCATTCTTTCACCACGTTTTCTTTTCATATGAATGTTATACCATAGACCTTTTGATTTTTCTTGTATATCTTCTTTTTGCATAGCTTTAGTCTTCTTCTTCATAGAATTAATAAAAGCTCGGTAAACAGCAGCTGGTCCGGTTTTACCCATGACACGGGCTCTTTGTTCCATTGCAATTGCAGCTTGAATTTGGTGAGCATGCTTTCTACCTGACTTTTTAATTTTAGCGACTGATGCTTTTGCATCGTCAACAGTTGCAAACTTCAAACCATGAATCGTACCTTTTGGATTCTCATCAGTATATAAATCACTATGTTTTTTACTATTTGCTGGTTGTCCTTTTTTTCTTGGTATTCTTTTTGTTGCTTCCATAACATCAGTGTTTGCACTTTTACCAGACTGTTTAACTACACGTAAAGGATTACCTACCATTCTTTCATATCTTTTAGCAGCAGCCTTTGCACCAGCTTCTGAACTATGATAACTAAAAGTATAACGAGACTTTGGTGCGTTTGGTTGAACTACAACATGTGTGTAAGGTTTTACTTTACTACCTTTTTGTCTACCACCGATTCTCATGAACCGCCTCCGCCGTTTCCACCGCCGCCGTTTCCACCGCCGTTACCACCGTTACCACCTGCACCGTTACCGCCATTACCATTTCCGTTACCGTTGCCATTTCCGTTTGTACCATTACCATTTTTTTGTGATGATGATTTTCCACCGCCAAATCCAATTCTAACATATCCCGGTTTAGCTATTCTTGAATAATTTTTAGGCACACATGATTTAGTTTTTTCATCATACTTATATCCCGGTGGACATCTGACTGCGGCAAATATTTTCATCTTATTAGTTCACTTGCTGTAACAAATATTTTCTTCTCGGTATTAACATGCGTTGCTTCATATATATCTACACCAAAAACATCCCCAACCGGATAACAATCATCTTTTATTCTTATTTGATCTTTAGGCCAAACCATTTCTGCGCATGATCCATTTAATAATTTAGGGTTTTCAACTTTATAAATTCCTGGCGATAATTGTTTTTCTTCTAATAAAAACCATTCATTCTTCTCATTTAAAAAATCTAAAACATCGATGTCCATTTCTTTACATATCGTTTTTATTCCTTTTTCGCCGACTTTTTCTTTGATAAGAAAGAGCGCGCTCGCAAAAGATCCGAGTTTACTTCCACCTCCTGGAATGTTTGATACGAGCCTTTTAAGGTTAGCGGCAAGACGAATAAAAGGAGTATAAGCAGACTTTTTTTCATCGTTATCCAATTTCACATTCCTTTGTCTTTTACCGTTTTCATCAATAATACCTAATTTATATGCGTCCCAACTCTTCCAATCCATCGCCATCATACGTATGAATCGAAAAGTATATGCTAAGTCCGCTGCTCTTTTTATTATTCCCATTAAATCTTCCTTAATGTTTCCACTACTGTTGGATCCATTGTAATTCCAGTATATTCATCATTCTTAATATATTTTAAAAAAATTAAAAATGGTTTAACTACCGGCCAATGTTTCTCCTCAAGTTTCAAATCTAAAATATTCAAAGCAGCTTCAATACCAAACATATTAAATATCACAATCAAATGATTTAATATAAGTCTTTCGGATAAATCATCAGTTTCAAGATAACGATTCAATAATCTTTTAATATATTTGAATCTTTTCAAATCTTCATGAAAATCTTCAATATCTGAAAAAGTTGGATTACTATAATGCTTTGCTGCATACAGCAATAAGTTCTTTTCAGTTAGTTCTTTAAATCTCAACATAAAGTTATATATTAAGAATTAAAGTACTTCTTTCAACTCCTCAATCAAATCAGCTTTATTTTTTCTTCTATCAAGTTCGATACCGTGTTCTCTACCAATAGCTTCTAATTCAAGCTTTGTCTTTGATTCGAGATCATCTTCTGTAATCAACTCATCTTTAGCTTCTTCAAAAGTTGTTGGTGATTCTTTTAACATAGTAACTTCTGGTTTTATACCATAGTACTCATTAATGTCTTCTGAACTTATTTTTCTTGAAACTAAAAGTTCATTTGTTCTTGGATGTCTCCAACCTTGAGGTGTTGGTATCGCATCTTTCTGAAAGTTAGGTGGTGTTATAGCCATAATTATTTTCCTTTTGTACGAGCTAGATAAGCAGCTGTATCTGCTTTATCTTTTTTATCAATCTTTATACCTTGTCTTTGGTATTTATTCAAAGGTAGATTACTTTGAGGTTTCATTCTTGCTTTACCTTTGATAGTTGTATCGCCGTCGCCTGCTGCTCTACCTCCAGCAAATGCTTTTTGTATACCCTTATCCTTATGTTTGGCATCAAAATTTCCAAGGCCTCTCATTCCTTTTGGTGGTTTAATAGTTGGTTTTTTACCACTATAGAATCTTCGAGTATCATCTTCACCTGCACGAAAAGCTTTTTTCAATACTGCTTTACGGTCAGTACCAGATCCTTTTATTGATCCTTCATTTTTTTTTCCTACTACTTCGTTAACAGCATTTAACAATTGATCCATAGTCTTTCCGAATATACCGTATTTGTCAATCGTACTTTCCATTTTAGCGGTTGGATCTTTTATCTGTGTTGCACCAGGAACAATATTTATATCGCCTTTATCAAGGTTATCTCCACCGGAACGTTTTTTAGATTTCTTCATTTTCTTTTCAGCCGATTTAGCTGCGTTGTCGTCTGCTGCTTTTTTTCCATCGGCTGCAACTTCTTTCGGTGTATTTATCATGTCCATAGCACCTTTAGAAGATTTACTTATATCATGCATTCCTTCTGGCTCGGTAGCACCTTTATAATGTGCTTTTCTATCGCCTTCATAGAGTGATAATAATTTTTCTCTAAAAGTCATTGTACTCTCTTTCTTTACTGATTCTTTTTTAGCCATGTCATGATAATGATCTTTATGTTTATTACTAGTTCTATCATATTGTGGTAACTTATCATAATCATGACCATCTTTCTTAGCAAGTTCTTTTGCTCTTTGCAAATGATAGTAGCTCTTATCACCTGCTGTTTTTCCGATTGACTCTTTTTGAGTATCAGATGTTATAGCTTTCGCTGTATCTTTTTTCATAGTGACCGGATGAGTCTTTCCACCAAAGTTGAAATTTTTCTTACCGGCTTTTGCGGCTGCAGCAGCTGCGCCATGGAAGGCGGTTCTTTCATTTGCTGGAATATCTTCAGGTATATGATACTTGAAACTTTCTTCCATTTTTTTCTCCTTTACATCCATACGTGAGTTACGTAGGTTCCTATAGCTGCGGCAACTGCCACATATACTACTTTATTTATAATGCTTACAGTTCTTGAATTATCATCTACAGTCTTCTGTATTTCATCAAGCTTAACTGATAATTTATTTAATCTTTCTCTCATATTTTCATGATCATCTTGTAATGCAATAATTTTTTCTTCAGCTCGAGCTAAAGATATCATTGCGTCTGCAAGTTTATCAATCTTAGTTTCGATTCTATCCAAACGTGATTCAGTTGTTTCGTTCTGAGCCATCTTAGCATAATCCTTTATAATTTGTTTTATAGTGTCTTTGTCCATAAATATATTTATTTGATGTCAAAAATTTGACACCACTCAAAACTTGACTTATATTTATTGTCAGGTTTTTGACACTCATCTTGTTTTTCCTTGTCCTCTATACTTTTTAAAACTTCTTCTTTTATTTTTATTCATCGTTGAAAAAGCTGGTTTACGTCCAATTGATGTACCTTTTCTTGTAGGTTCATGTATTGTTACACTTTTAAATAACTTTGGCATTACTCAGCTTTCCATATAGTCCATACGCCATAAGCGATTGCTAAGCCTGCTGCAATCTTTGCTAGTGGTGCTAAAAATAAAATCATTAAACCTAGTGCTATTAATACAGCACCATCTAAACTTGTTCTTTCTTTTATTCTTTTAGTTATCCAATTTTTAATCATTAGTTATCTACCTTTGCTCCTGCACGCCATTGAAAACATGACCAATACCGCGCTTTATGTTTTGGTCCTGGGTTATCACAATTATGTCTAGCACGAAATGATTTTCTTCTTGCTGGATTATCACGTTTAATACTCATATTTGGATCACCAAATCTTACAACTACAACTTTACCACTTGGACCTTTTACATATACTTTAAATTTTTTATTAGGATTTTCTGAAGTTCTTATAGGATCATTTAACTTTACAGTCTTACCTTGATATTCGGCTTCAGTGATTTCTAAATCTTCATACAGATCATCACATTCACATATATCATCAATTTCTTCTTCTGTAAATTTTTTAAATTTATCCAAACTCATGGCCTGCAATCCTTTTCATTTGTTTGTTAAATTCTGCTTGATTTGGTTTAGCCTTATATAATTTTTTTGTAAGACTGCTATCTTTCTTGCCTTTAATACGATACTTAAATCCTTTTGCTTTATGCTCAGGATCAGTTGTTTTTACGAGTCTTCTTTTATATTGAGCTTCATAAGACTCTGGTCCTTTTGGTGCATCAGTACCTTCATTCTGTCCTGGCGTATGTTTCTTCATAAATCTTACAGATTCTGGTGTACCATAATCAAATTTGTATTCTGCAACTTCTCTACCTTGTGCTTTTTGTCTAAATGCTTTTCTCTTTTTTGCAGTCGTCGTTCTTTCAACGTCTTGTATCATTGAAGGTTGTTTAACAATCTTTCTTAATTTTTGTAATAGAGCTCCTGGCGTTTTACCGTCCATATACATGTCAGGTAAGCCAGCGATTGAAACTTTATAACTACCTTCTGTTGTAATTCCTAGAGCTCTTTTTGCCAATTCTTTTCTAGTATCATCACGTTTAGCTAAAGCATAGTGACCTCTTGCTCTTTTTGCTATTTCTTTCGCGCGTTTACCAGTATCTCTCATCCAATCAGGTCTTTGTTTTCTATTTGGACCTCTTAAACCACGAGCGATCTTTGCTTTAGCTTTCAACTTCATAGATAATTCACCAAATGTTTTTGGCCTATTACTTTGACCAAATAACTTTAATGTATTACCCATAAGCTTTGCTTCTTGTGGACCACGCTTTGCATCAAGATATGCTGCAATAGCCATTTGTCTTCTTTTCTTTTCGCTCTTACCTTTAAATTGTGGTGCTTTAGATTTTTTAAAATCTTTGATGTAAGAACCTATTCCGTCTTTTGGATCTAGTGGCATTAGTGTGTTCTCTTTATTGTTAAGTTTTTATTGGGATGATCCCTTTTAATTGTTTCAAAATCCACATGACTATCGTGTGCATCTTTAGATGCAGTATGAGCAGCTTTAGCCGCACTCTTATATTGTGAAGAATTAGTACCATGTTTCTTTGCTGCATCATGAGCTTTTTGATGATGATTAGCTGCATCATTATGAGAGTCTTCAGCATTTGCGTGATCATTATCATGTTCATCATCACTGTCATGATTCATTCTTTCTGTGTCATGGCTATGTGCATATTGCTTATGATGTGCAATTGCTTTTTTATGATATGCTATATCTTCATTAATACTTTCTTTCATAAATTTTTGAATTGAATATTTTGGTGCAGTATTTGGATTTGCTAATTTCAATAGTAAGGCAGTAACATAAAAGTGATCAGCTCTTTTTTGATATAACTTTCTTATATTACTATCTGATACTCTATCAGCACCAGTTGTAGCTTTAGGATTTCCTCTATCTTTTGGTGCAATAGGTGCTTTCTTTATCATCTCTTGTGTTTGTTTAGCAAGTCTATTTCTTGCATTTAAGAACTTATTTATGTTTTTCATTTCAGATTTATCTGCATCTATCTTGAGTATGTCTTTTCCTACAAACTCTCCTTCACCTTCCATTTCAATATCAGCATCCTCCATCAAAGCTGAAAAAGTATATTGAGTTGCTCTTTCAAATGCAGTGTCAACTTTTTTAGGATTCTTTATTCCTTCGAACTTTATGAAGAAAGTTCCAAATTGATCCTCATTTATTTGTTTTCTTAGTTCAAAGAAATCTCTCACTACTATCTCCTATAACTTCTCTATTTTAAATGATGTTCCTTTTGCATATATACGTACACCTTTTTCATCTGCATTCGGTATTATATACTCTTTAGCCCATTTGTCAGGATTAGGCCATTGGCCTTGAACAATCATTTGGCCTTTCTTATATTTGCCGGCCATACGATCTTCTTCAATATTTTGTTTTACTTGTTCAATGGCTTTTCTTAAACTCATTTCATACTCCCAACTTTTTTCTTAGTTCCA